AATCTGCTGTTCTGCCCATATTAGTTACTCTTTTAAGAGTGTTACTAACTGGTGTATATTTTCTTGTTCTGTCTACAAGAGTTCCGTCTACATATACTGGTGACATTGCATAACCTGCAGTACCTACGCCACCACTTGTGGATTCCATTGCTTTTAATTGTGCTTTATATACTGGATGTTCTTTCATTAAATAAGATTTTAATCCAGCACTTAAATCAACTTTGTTGTCTGGGTCGAAGTAAACTGTTCCGTCTGCTAAGTTCCCAAATGAATTATAATAACTATTCTGTATACTCATATTTACACCTCTATTGTATAAAGTCTAAAGCACTAAAATTTTCTTCTTTAGTAGCTTTGTCTATTTTCATTGTTTCTTTTAAACCCTTGATTACAGGTTTAGCTTTTAGTTTTTCTACTTCTTCTTTTAAAGAAGTAACTTCTGTCATAAGTTCAGCATTGGATTTTAAAACTGAAGCAATTTGTGATTTCATTTTAGCACCTTTATCTTTTTCTTTGTCTTCGTCATCTGTGTCTTCGTCTGTGTCTTCGTCTGTTTTCTTTTTCTTTTTCTTGTCAGAATCGGATTCTTGTGCTTTCACTTCAGGTTTAGCTTCGGATTCAACAATTGTTGCTGTTGTTTCTTCTACTTTTTCCTCAACCTTAACTTCTGTTTGTTCGTCTGTCATTGAGTTCACCTCATTGTTTGTTGTTGTATTATCTAAATTGTGATAACTATAATTTTTTATAAATGTGTTAGCTTTAACTTTTATTTTAACACCATCTATATATATACTGTCGCCATATACTTGCCCATTAGACTCACCAACAACTAACTTTTTTAAACCAGATACATCTATTTTATTTGATTTGGTGTAACCATCCTCAGACACATCAGTTGTAGCTATATATTTCACATCTTTAACAGGTATTGATTTACCTATTCTATCCACTTTATAAACATCTTTTGATATTTCAGTAACCTTTAAATGATATAATTTAGAATCTAATATTTTATCAACTTCACTATAACCTAACCAATCAACTTTTTGTTTTATTTCAGATACTAAACTAATAAGTTTTTGTTTTGATGCTTTTTCAGTTTCAGTTTCTGTTGTGATTTTTGATTCTGTAACCCAACCTTTAGATTCAGCATATTTATATAAATCAGTAGATAATTTAGTTTTTTCACCATCAACAGAATTTACAATGATTTCTAAAGACCTATCTATAGATTCAACACTAGGAGTAGTCCCTACTCTTTTAACAAAATCTCGCTCTTCAGATATGTCTAAACCATATAATACTTCTTTTTGACTATTAGTAGCAGAATCTATTATCTTTTTGTTATTACTAGAAGTATCAGAACCTTCATTATATGTATAAGTATATTTTCCTGAAGAACCTTCTCTTTTAATATATTTGTGCTTTAAATCAATTTCTGTATTCATATTATTTACCTCAAAACTGTCTTTATAGCCATCAATTGCAGATTTCATGACTGCATTGAATTTAGCTTCAGGATTAACAGGACTACCTGTGAGTGTGATGTTTATTAAGTTTAGTTTGTTAACGAAACTCTTAAGAACTCCGTCTACCTTCCTTTTAATTGCCTCTACTGGATAGAATGCAACACTGAAAGAATGCAAGAAACCTTTAAGGATACTACTCCAAATATTCTTAAACTTAGGACAATCGCCATTAATCTCAACTCTGCCCCAAACACCTTTGGCTCTTAATTCTGCATCTACAACCTTTCCAATTGGAATGTTAGAAGTTGGCTTGGATAGAGGAGAGCCGTCTTGGGAATAGAATATCTCGTGTTCGGTATCAAGTGTAATAACTCTGCCTTTTACTTGTCTAAGTATATCTTGTTGTGCTGACTTGGTTAGTACTTCTCGTGCTAAGTCTTCATCTATTGTTGAAAAATAGCCTTCTACATAGTGATTATGCTCTTGACCACCTTTAGTAATAACTTCTAATGGATCAAATTTCAGGCTGTAATTAAATGTTTCTTTAACTATTTCTTGTTCATTTGTCTTAGGCATATAATACCCACCTCTATATATATATTTAATTTTTGTAGTTTATATTAGTTTATTTTTTAACAGGTATAAATACTGCTTTACTCCTGCAATTTGGATGAAATGGATTCATAATCCAACTTTCACCAGTCTTATTATCTTTAAATTTCTGATTAATTGGTATAGGATGGTTTATATCATACTTAGTAGACAATCTTCTACAAAGTGGAGATGTTCGCTTATCGTGAACAGTTAATACATACTTTTTAAGTTTAACAGGACTTATTCTTGCAGATTCTAATTGTCCCATAGCAAAAGCTCTGGCACTTTCTGTTCTAGCAATCATTTTAGCTCTATTAACTGTAGTTTCAAATATGTCTTTAATATCACTAACCACATTTAGATAAGACTTTTCTTCAAGTATATTTCTTTCTAGTACTGTTTTAAGTTTACCAGCCATTTCAATATTCATGTCTTTAATTAGATCAAAAGTATATTTCTGTAAAAAGTTAATTGTAGTATCGTTCACATCTATGATATTTTGGTTTATAACTTTTTCAATATCTATTACTCCAAAATCATAAGCTCGTAGAATTTCTTGAAATAAAACCTGAACAATCTCATCAGGTATCTTTAAGTCACTAATTATTCCTGAAATACTGTCTATTACACTTTTATCTAACATTGTACTAACCCCTTACATTGTTTAACAAGTTCTTTTCTAACTGCTTGTAGAATTTGATAAGGTGTTGCTCTGTTTCTGTTACTTTTGGTATTGGTAAGCCCTTTTTGGTTGCCTCACTGCCTATTTTATTACTTAAAGATATCTTATTGGTTGCTTTCTTAAAATACTTCTCGTCTTTGTCTTCTTTAGGATTGTTTTTATCAAAGCTATTGTCTTGTTCCTTATTTGAAGTGTCTGAATTATAAGGTTTGTCGGAATTAAAAGGATCATTGCCATCACCAAAGCCACCAGAACTTCCAATTGAATCATACTTACCCTCATCTTCTTTGTCTTCCTTTTCTTTTAAGCCATTGTCTACTCTTACTTCATTTACAGACATATACAATAGTTGCTTTTCTATTAGCTCGTGCTTTCTAAAGTCTTCTTCTAGGTCATAGTCATCAAACTTAAACTCAACTTCCATAGATGGATCTAAATCTTCCCAAACAAGTCTGCTGTTTAATTGGTATTCTATAACTTTCAAAAGTGGAGTTAAAGCCTTTCTCTTGAATATCCTGCTTTGTTCGTTAGATGTGCTTCTATTAGAACTGTCTGTTTGGCCCATTTCATCAGGAGTAACACCCATACAAGCCCAAATTAACTGTTGATACCATTTCTGTTGCTCTAGCATTTGCATATCTTTTGCATTGAAACTAAATGGTGTGTATTTAACTTCTGTGTTAGTGATTGGAAAACTAAAGAATCTGTGTTGTTTATTACCGTAATCATCCTTTTCATTTATCATTTTGTTAAAATAATTTCTAGTAGAATCTATTTGTTCTTTGTTACCGTTAAGGATTTGAACAATACCACTAGGCAAGTTGTTGTTTATATAAGCATCAAGATTAACACCCTGTGCATATAATAGTATTAATAGCACATTATAAACTATCTGTGCTGGACTTCTACCATAAATACTGTCAGTTCGGGAGTTGTTCATGAAATAAACTATTTCTTTACGACCAAATGGAATAGGCCAGATACCGCCTGTCCAATTGTATTGGAAATAAGCAGCTTTTTCACGATAGACTTTATCATAATACCATTTAACTTCATCCTGTGTAACACCCTCGCCTAAGTCCATTGGAACATAGTCAGCTCTGTTGCCCATATAACCGTGTGAGTCTGGATTCTTAAGAAGTGTTGCACCATCAAGTGTAAGTATCTGTGAAAACTTACCACCAGCAGTGTAAACCTTGTTAATAACACCAGCATCAAGCTCAAGTATATCCCTTGCAACTGCTCTAAGTATTTGATTAAAACTCTCATCATTATCATTAGGATTCTTAAAGAAGTCCTTAACACTCTTAATCTTAGCCTTAACCTTTTCTTCATCAACACCGTCTACAGCCTTAATATCCCAATTAAGAGCAGATAACTCGTTTAATAAAGTGTTCTCCACACTAAAGAATACAGGACTTTGGGCTATCTTTCGAACATTGTAAATGTCTAAATCTGTTCTTGGGAATCCAAAAGGAGGCTTGTATATGAAATAAGGAATATATCTCTTAATCATTGGCACACCTCCACTTGCACTTGTGAACATACCATCGTTCTTGTCTTTCTTTTCAGACTTTGTAGTCATTTCTCTTACTATCTTGCTCTCGGACTTTATCATATCTATCACATCATAAAAATTTGTTGATTATAAAAACTATAACTGCTACTATTCCTGAAGCATAGCTAATATATTTTACTATTTTTATATTTAG